GAAACTAGCCGCTAGTTCAAGGGTCAAAGACTTACCTGTTCCCGAATCGGACGAACCAAGGTGGTATACACAGCCGTTGAACTTGGTGAAGTTCATTAGCAAGCTAGCTGGGCCAACTAAAGACATCGCCAGCACCGACCACTCTTCCTTGGCGATCAGCATATTAAACACCTTGCGCCAGCTTTCTATCGTGCCGGTGGGTACTGTGGACTGGTTGATGTTATCCAAGGCGGGTGTGGGTACGTATACTTCGCTTCCGTTGTAGGACAAAATCCGACTGTTGTATACGAACGTGTTGTCAGCTTGCCAGCCACAGTTGTTTGGTACCTTAACTGCCCGCTTGTTGGCACTAATAAACTCTACGCACCCACGGATGTAGTCAAACAAGTTCTTGTCGTTACCCGAACCATAGGCGGCGATCACGTTCTGATTAGCCAGCGCTTTGACTGTCTCGTCCTTACTTACGATGGACTTCTGTGGAATCAAGATGTCGACTGCGCCCTCGGGTCTAAAGGCAAGTAGGTGTACCAAATGGTCGCCGTTGCTGTTCAGAATGTCCACCGCAAACAAATCGTACGGCAGCAACATGACCTGCTTGCGTGACTTGCCACCTTGCTCGTCTTCTACCATTCTGTCCATAAAGACACCACCATTGCTGCCGAACGCAAAGCCCTTGGGTGGGGTTGGACGGGTTATGGTCTGCGGCGTAAGTACGGCTTCTTCTTCCTGCACGCGCTCGACTACTACCTCTTTCTGTTCTACGTCAACTTTAATCTCTCGACCTAGTGCCAACGGGTTGGTGAACTTGTTGTAGTGTGGGCAGGTTTCGCATACGCCTGGATTAGCCTCATCGAACTTGAGACAGCCGTAAGGCCCCTTGATGGCATGCCACTTCTCGTTGTGCCGAGCCGTATCGTATGGGTGCATGGCAGAAATCGCCAAGCCTTCTTGTTCCCCGTCATCGCAGAACTTAGCTATGCTGAGGACGCCACGCCATAAGGGTTCCATGCCATCTTCTGTTGCATGTTCTTTGTAGTAGTTGATTTGAGCACAGGTTGTGATGTTCTTAAAGTAGGTGGCGCTGTTCTCAATTAACTTAACGCTATTGGCATTAGGCGCGAGTTTGGGGCGTTTACCGGGCAGTTGGAGGGCTGATATTGACTCGTACGCACTTTCGCCTACAGCGTCCCGTAAGTGGTTTGCTAGCCCATCAAAGTTAAAGATGGTGCCCTTGACCTTGATAGATACCTTGCGTGGCTTGGCTTCTTTGTAATTGTGTGTATCGGGCACACGCAGAATACGTGCCACATCCCCAGTAACAGAGGCGTCGATGTTAAAGCCATGCTTCTTAGCCAACCGCTTGAGGTTCTCTGCAACAGGTTTCCATACAGCAACATCTACTTCTTCCTCGAACGGAAAGTAAACATGCAAGCCACCGCCACTAGAAATAATGAACGGCGTACCTAAAGTATTTAAGTCTGTGTCGCCCAAGAACAAATCCAAAGCAGTAGCCGCTTGCGCTTTGTTTTCGTAGTTCTTACCTTTACCGCAGTCGATGTCCAAGAACAAAGACCGCATTTTTAAAGCGCTGTCGGCGGTGCGCTTCTTCTTATCATCAAACGAAGCCAAGGCAAAGAAAGTGTTGTAGCCCTTCCCATCAAACGCCATGGCGGCGTTGTACAACTCGTCAATCGTGTTGACGAATATATGCTCTCTTTTTGCTGTGCTAATCTCGGCAGTGCAGTAAACACCCGAAGACGGTAGCACAGTCGCTAGGAATTCCTGCGACGTCATGTGAAACCTCTCGAGTTAAATTATTTTTAGGGCAAAACGAGCAAGTATTTCTAGCTGAAACTCTTTAGGCAAGCCATCGCCGTGAGCAAAATCTTCAGAGAATCGCAACAGTTCGTAGTCAGTAAGCGCTCTTGGGTTCAACGTGGTTTCTACTGGTTCTTTATACATTCTCTTAGCGCCTCTTCTGCTGTTTTACTGTTTTGTAATATATTCAACAAAGACTGTACACGTGTTCTATATGACTGCGTTACTTCTGTGCCGCTGAACCAGTTGTATACCGTTTGCCTTGTTGCGCCTGTAAATTTTGCTACTTCAATCACGGGGAAGTCTAAATGAATAGCCCATCTTCCCAACTGGTTGCCCAGCGTTTTTGGTGCGTTCTTCGTTGTTTGTTTTATTTCTTCTGAATAAGCCATGATGTTCTCGTTAGTGGGGGCCGAAGCCCCCTATCTTAAAAGCAAGTTGTGTTGCAGTTACCCCACTGGTCACAACACGTTGTGCAGACAACCATACGAGTACCTTGAGTAACTGTTTGGGTTGTACAACGTGCGTAAACGGAAAGGGCTGTTACTGATAACAGTACGCCAACAATAAACTTACTCATCATCCCACTCCTCAACGGTAGAGGCTAAGCTACTGGCCTTCTTGGCTGGTACTGCGCTTGCCTTTGTCGCTGGCTTACGCTTCTCAGGCTCGTCCACTTCAGCTTCTTCGGCTTTCGGTTCTGCCTTGAGGCTTGGCTTCTTACCTTCAAGTTGTGGTGCTTTCTCTGCTGGCTTGGCGACTGACATTGTTACCGCCATCTTCGCTTCCACGGACTCGCCTTTCTTAACGGCTACTTCATACTCGTCGTCTTCTAACCAACGTACTGGTTGGAAAAACAACTTGGGTACTGCGGCTTTTGTATCAAAACGGAGACGTGTTACGAGTGTCTCAGGGTTAATGTTTTGTGCGGCAAGGTAACGAGCGTAGGCTTGTAGTGGGCGTTTGTCGCCTTCTTCCTTACCAAAGATGGATGTAGCCGCTAGGGTCAACTGCATTACATCACCCTGTACATCGTTAGCTAAGACTACCGCAAGGCGTTGTGAGAAACGGCAAGCCTTGGATTCGCCTTGACCTGAGCCTTTGACGTTCATCGGGCATGATGCGCAGTCGCTTGCTTGTGGCTCTTCGATGGATGCGTCGGGCTTGTCGCCGTCTGCTGACCAGCAATCAGGTCCCTTGGTCTCGCCTTCAACGTATTGACCAGCGTAGAACGTACGGCTAATCTTCGGTGCGGCATTGACAATAACAACATCAAGGTGGCGATCGTCGATCGAGGTAATTTCTTTACCGTCAGCCATCAAGCGGAATACACCGCCTTTGATGGAGATGCGCTTGGTACTGCCGCCACCTGTACCGCCGGTAAGGCTCTTGGTTAATGCAGATAATTCGCCCTTGCGTGCAAACGCTGGGGTTTGATTCGGGTTAAAGCTGGCTAGATCGCCCATAATACTGCTCCTCATTTGGTTGGTTTACGTACTGTTACTGCATACTCCGACATCGAGTTGAGCCCGGCTGGCACTACACCCGGGTTCTCTTCTAAAAACATAGACATATTCTTCTGCGCTATGCGCTTCTCAAACAGGTCTAGTGCATCGTGTTCTACAACAAAGTTCTTGAATGAATCCCAGTCGTCTGTGTAGTAACGAGTTTTCTGTGACAAGATGATAGTGCCTTCTTCTGTCCGCACCGAGTTCATACCCAGCGCCAACATCTGATCTTTCATGGCGTTCTTAATTTCATCTTGCTTCGCTTTGAGTTCTTCGATCTGACTCTCGTAATCCTTGGTCAGTTCTTGAACCTTTGTGTACATCTTACGATATACACGTGCTAGTTTATCTAGCGGTACTACTTCCTCTTCATTTGGCATTTTTATGCTCCTTTGTAAAATATTTTACATCAACAAAGTCAGGTGTACAACCCGACTTAGGGTTTTCCTTAAAAATTAATTTCTTCCTTGTACAAATTCAACAAGAGGTCGTGACCCTCAACACGTTTCTCTAACTGTTTAAACATGCGCTTCTCTATTTCACTGCCTTGCAAATGAATTACCGTTACGTTGGTTGATGTTTGCCCGATGCGATCGGCACGTGCAATGCACTGCAAGTAGGTTTCGACGGACATGACTGGGCCATAAAACACCACGGTGTCTGCCGCCGTTAATGTTACACCATGCGATGCGGCTTGCGGTTGAACAACCAGTACACGTGGGTCAGGGCTGTTTTGAAAGCGCTTGAAGATGTCTGTGCGTTTGTTAACGCTTACATCGCCGTGTATCACTTCGCTGGCTATGTTGTTTTTAAGCAAGTGTGCGTTGATTGTCTCAATGCTGTGCCTGAATGGCGCAAACACAATAACCTTGCGGCTAGTCTCTTCAAGCACTTCCAGTAAGACATTTAGCCTAGGCGCACAATCAAACTCTACAACTTCGTGGTCATCTGTGTACGCCGCCCCTGCTGAGATTTGTAGTAACTTGGATACACCTGCGGCGGCATTGACGGCAGTAATCGTCTCGCCTGATGCCTGCATAACCATGAGGTCTTTGAGCATCCGGTAGTACTTAACCTGTTGAGGCGTAAGGGGAATCTCACGGGTCTCGGTAAGTACGGGTGGTAGGTCGGTACATTCTTCTTTGGTGTACCTAATGGCTGGTTGCAATGCGTCATACACATCCTGCTGAGCGTTGCGCTTCGGTGCCCACTTGAACTTAGTCAGCTTATTCATTACCTTGTCACGCCATGCAGTAGCAAACTTGGGTACACCGGCTGGGTTTACCAGCTTAGCCAAGCCGTACGCATCTATGGGCGACTGTGCGGCAGGTGTGCCCGTCATCATCCACAGCATGGTCTCGGGCTTAAGTATCTTGTTGAGTGACTTCCAGCGTTGTGTCGATGGGTTCTTGTAGGCGTTTGCTTCGTCCACAATCACAAGGTCGAACTTGCCGTTGGCAACAACTTCATTAGCAATCAGGTTTAGCCCGTCGTAGTTAACTACTACGAACTCGTAGTCGCCTTGTACCATCTCGATACGCCGTGATGCCTGTGCATGATGCGCCGCAATAACTGAACGGTGAATGATGCTCTTGCCAATCGAACTTACCCAAGCGTCGTGCATGATGGACAGAGGGCATAGAATCAAACAACGCCGTACATGCTTGAGTTTCATTAGGTAGTCAGCCGCCCACAAGGCAGAGAAAGTCTTGCCAGTACCGGGGTCATTGAACACGAACGCTCTACGATTCATTGTCAAGAAGCAAGCGGTATCTATTTGGTGGGCGAACGGCTTGAACCGCCCCGGCCAGTCGTACTTAGCGGTAATGGGTGATGGTGCGTTTTTTA